TATACACTGAGCAGTCCTTCGGGGCTGCTTTTTTCATGCCCTCACAGAGGAGGTGAAACCGCATGGCAAACAGAATCAAGGGCATCACGGTCGAAATCGGCGGCGATACGACCAAGCTGTCGAAGGCATTGGAAGGTGTCAATAAAAACATCAAGAACACGCAGACGCAGCTCAAAGATGTACAGAAGCTGCTGAAACTCGATCCGACCAATACGGAACTGCTCTCGCAGAAGCACAAGCTCCTCGCCGATGCGGTGAAGGCTACCAAAGAAAAGCTGGAAACACTGAAAACGGCAGCAGAGCAAGCAAATCAGGCGCTTGCCAATGGCGATATCTCGCAGGAGCAGTATGATGCCCTGCAGCGTGAGATCATCGAAACGGAACAGGAACTGCAGAACCTACAGCGTGAGGCGGAGGCTTCCAGCACGGCGCTTGCAAAGCTCGGTCAGGCGGGAGAAATGCTTGAAAAAGCCGGTGACAAAATCGCCGATGTCGGAACGACACTGACCACTCATGTGACCGTTCCTGTTATGGCTGCCGGAACTGCCGCAGTCAAGACCGCAGCAGACTTCGACTCCGCCATGAGCAAGGTCGCTGCTGTATCCGGTGCGACCGGTGATGAGCTGGACGCACTCCGGGACAAGGCACGTGAGATGGGTGCAAAGACCAAGTTCTCCGCTTCCGAGGCTGCTGATGCCATGAACTACATGGCGATGGCAGGCTGGAAAACCGGCGATATGCTGGAAGGTATCGAGGGCATCATGAACCTTGCTGCCGCTTCCGGTGAGGACTTGGCGACAACCTCGGATATTGTAACAGACGCTCTGACCGCTTTCGGCTTATCTGCTGCCGATAGCGGTCATTTTGCTGATGTGCTGGCGGCGGCTTCCTCCAATGCGAACACCAATGTGTCGATGATGGGTGAAACCTTCAAATACTGTGCGCCTGTTGCGGGTTCTCTGGGATTCTCCTGCGAGGATACAGCGCAGGCAATCGGTCTGATGGCGAACAGCGGTATCAAGGGTTCGCAGTCCGGTACGGCGCTCCGTTCGATTATGACAGCCCTTGCGGGTGATGTGAAGTTCTGCGGTGATGCTTTCGGTGAAATGGAGATCGCAACCACCAATCAGGACGGCTCGATGCGTGAGCTGAATGACATTCTCGCAGACTGCCGTGTGGCTTTTGCACAGATGTCGGAATCGGAACAGGCATCGGCGGCACAGGCGCTGGTCGGCAAGAACGCCATGTCCGGCTTCCTTGCGCTGATGAATGCCGCACCGTCGGATATTCAGAAGCTGGAGGGCGCGATCAGCACTTGTTCTGACGAGATCGACGGCTATAACGGTGTCACGGAAAAGATGGCTGCCGTCATGCAGGATAACCTCGGCGGTCAGCTCACCATTCTGAAATCGCAGCTTCAGGAGCTTGCCATTTCCTTCGGTGAAATCCTGATGCCTGCAATCCGGGCAATCGTGACGAAGATTCAGGGCTTCATTGACAAACTGAATGCTATGGATCCCGCCACAAAGGAAACCATTGTCAAAATCGCACTGGTAGCGGCAGCACTCGGACCTCTCCTTGTGGTGGTCGGCAAAACAATGGTCGGCGTCGGTAAGCTGATGCAGCTTGTAGCAAACCTGCCGACGATCATTGCAAGCGCAAAGGCGGCGTTCACTTCCTTCGGTGCTGCCATCGGCGGCATCAGTGCGCCTGTGGTCGCTGTCATTGCAGTTGTCGCTGCACTGGTGGCGGCTTTTGTGCATTTGTGGCGTACAAACGAGGACTTTCGCAATAAGATCACTGCGATCTGGGAGCAGATCAAGAGCATTTTCTCCGGCTTCTGTCAGGGCATTGTTGACCGCATCAATGCGCTGGGCTTCGATTTCAAAAACATCACCGAGGTCATCAAGGCTGTATGGGACGGACTCTGCAAGTTCCTGAAACCGATCTTTGAGGGGCAGTTCCAGCAGATCGCAAATATCTTCAAAGCTGTGACAGACATTATCCTGAGTGTTCTGGATATTTTCGTCGGCATCTTTACCGGCGACTGGAGCAGAGTGTGGGATGGTATCAAAGGTATCTTTGTAGCGGTATGGAATTTCATCAAGGATACACTGAAAAATGCGCTGAATATGATCTGCGGTATTTTCGGCACCGATCTTGGTGAAGTGAAGGAATTCTGGGTGAACGTCTGGACGAGCATCAAGAACTTTTTCGTCAACATCTGGAACGGTATAAAGAACTTCGTAAGCACCGTCCTCAACGCGATCAAGAACTTTTTCACAACCATCTGGACGGGTATCAAGAACTTTTTTGTCGGTATCTGGACGGCAATCTATAACAGCGTATCTGAGAAAATCAACCTCATCAAAACTGTTATCACGGTCGTATGGAACGCCATTCATACAGCGATCACCACGGTGCTGAATGCGATCTGGTCGGTTATCACAACTGTATGGCAGACAATTTACGACTTCATTTCGCCGCTGCTGGAGGCGTTCAGGTATCTGTTTGAGACGATTTTTGAAGCGATCCATGTAATTATCAGCCGTGTGATGGACTGGATTCACGAGAAGATCACGACTACATGGGAAACCATCAAGGCTGTTGTGACAATCGTGCTGGAAGCGATCAAGACCGTGATTGAAACGGTATGGAACGCCATTCATACAGCGATCACCACTGTGATGGACGCGATCAGCAATGTCGTTTCTACAGTCTGGAACGCGATCTCCGGCTTTATCTCCGGCGTGGTCAATGCGATCTGGTCTGTGATTTCAAGCATCTGGAACAGCATCAAGGATCACATCACAAATACACTGAATGCGATTCATGCGGTCGTATCGGCGGTATGGAATGCAATCAGCGGCTTTATTTCCGGTGTGCTGAATACCATTTCTTCCGTCGTTTCTTCTATCTGGAACGGTATAAAAAATACCGTCACAAATATCCTGAATACCATTAAAACAACGGTATCGAATATCTGGGACAGCGTGAAAAATGCCGTAACACAGAAGATCACGGCGATCAAGGACACGATTGTCAACGGCTTCAATGCGGCAGTCAGCTTCATCAAGAACCTTGCATCGCAGGCGTTCCAGTGGGGCGCTGACATCATCAACGGTATCGTCAACGGCATCAAGAACTGCATCGGCAAGGTCGCTGATGCGGTCAAGGGCGTGGCAAACAAGATCAAGTCCTTCCTGCACTTCTCTGTACCTGATGAGGGACCTCTCGCGGACTTCGAGAGCTGGATGCCGGACTTCATGCAGGGACTTGCCGACGGAATCAACGCCAACACCAGCGTGGTGAACGATGCAGTCAACAGCTTTGCAGGCGGGCTTGCTGAGAAAATCAGCAACGTGATTCAGAGCGCTCTGTCCAATGTGGTCACATCGGTGCAGGGCTTTATGACGCAGGTGTTTGATACCGTGAAAACGGTCTGGACAAACGCCAATGCTGCGATTGATGCGACAATGGCGCAGATCAGCAGTGGCATCACTTCTGGCTGGAAAACGATCGTCAGCACAATCAAAACAGCGCTTGAAAGTATCCGCAATATTATCACGACAACATGGAAGGCTGTATCTTCTGTAATCTCCGCAGCACTGGACGGTATTAAGAAAATCGTCACGGCGGTATGGGCGGCGCTGAAGAACCTCATCAAAACGGGACAGCTTGACATCAAGTCCGTGGTGACGACTACTTGGGAAGCTGTATCAGGCGTAGTTCGTACTGCGGTCAATGCAATCAAATCCGTGGTGCAGGCGGTCTGGGATGCAATGCCGGATACCGTGCGAAATGCTATGAACCGTGTCAAGGAAGCCGTGCTGTCTATCTGGGACGGCATCAAAAACGGCATCGGTGACAGGCTCGGCGGCGTGCGGGATGCGGTCGTCAACGCTATGAACGCTGTGTATAACGCGGTGATGGATAAGGTCAACAGCTCGTGGTCTTGGGGACGTGACCTCATGCAGAATCTCATCAACGGCATCACCTATATGCTCGGCAGCCTCATCAATACAGTTGCGGATGTTGCACGTTCCATCTGGGAATACCTGCATTTCTCCGTGCCTGAAAAGGGTGCGCTGACCGATGTGGAGGAGTGGATGCCGGACTTCATGAAGGGGCTGGCAAAGGGCATCAATAAGAGCAAGAAGTATGTCGAGGCGGCTGTATCCGGTGTGGCTGATGCCATGACACTGACGATGCAGTCCGG